GGTTACGTTTGGCGCTGCGTTTCAGAACGCAGACCGAAACGTAACCCGTAACACAGGGCAGGAAAGCTACGGTTTTGCGGCCTTTTTAGGCTTTTCCAGTGCATCGATATCGTCGACAGAACACGATCGGTAGCGCGGAAACACCCACTCGATAGCGTGCGCCTCAGGCTCCATTGACGTCCTCAGTGTGTAGTCCACGCGGTAGGTGTTGTCCTCACTGTGCTTCCTGATTGCCACGTGGGAATCCACTGCACGGCCCATCGACCCTGCACCTGAGCCTGTGTCGATTGGCTCCTTGCCTGCCTGGGATCCCTTGGACGAATGGTGCACCAACACGACGGCAGCACCAGAGCAGGAAGCAAAGCGCCTGAACTTTTTGATCATGTCGGCTATGTCGGCGTTGCTGTTCTCGTCCTTGCCGGCGTCGATGAACATGTAGAACGCATCGAAGATGACGAGATTGGGCATCGTGTCGCGTGCCATGATGCCACGCAGGATGGTGTCGAGATTGCGATTGTCTTCGCGTAGGGCAAGCACTTCAATCTTGTCGGTAAGCGAGTCAACGTGGTACCTGCATGCTTCCATGATCGTCCGCAGACGAAACGACATCGTTTCAAGCGTCAGCTCATTGTCCACGAGTAGCACGCGACCCTCCGTGCATGCGTGTTCGCCGAACCACTTGCGACCCAATGCGGTCGAGATCGCCAGATCGTGCATGAGAAACGATTTGTGGCACTTGGGAGGCGCTATCAACGCCATCACCTCCCCAGCACGCAGAACGCCGTGTATGGCGTAGGGCGTCTGCTCCCTGTGGTTCTCCAGCACGTCCCGCACTGGCAGGAAGTCCAACCCCTTCGCGGGTTCCACAATCTCAGCGGTAGGCACATGCCGCATCGCAGCCTCGACTGTCCTCGGGACGTAGTCAGGCCTTGCCAGTTTCGTCTCGCGACCATCGGCGAGCATCTTGGCTCGCAGCTGGTACTCGATGGACTCCTGGGCGAAACCTGCCTGCGTCAACGCACAGCACAGGCGCCAATCGTCGCTGCTGTGGTTGATCACGAGCGGCGCTAGAGGCTTCGCCGCTGCAGCCTGTGGTTGGACGTCCCTTCGCAGGTAACGCTCACAGACGGCATCCACGCTTGCCTGTGACGCCGTGCAGTCTCGACCCGCTGCGAAAGCGTTGCCAGTCACGCAAAAGAATCGCGAGCGCTCGTACACTTCGACGCCATCGCGTCGATTCTGGCTCCAGTCAGGCAACACGCAATCCTTGAAGATCGCGTGCATGCCGGTGCCACTCGGCGAGTATTCCACATACGTCTGGGTGCTCGCGCACCACTCGCGGATCCACTGGTTCTCGATGACACCTTCGCGAGCATCGGCACAATGGTCAAAGTCAACGCCCAACCATCCCTCGCCAAGCACGAAACCGATGCCGAGGTTGAATGCACCGGCAGTCGCGACGGCGTTACCGAAGTCACTCCACGACTTGGGATCTGTGGAACTGGCAGGCATTCGCGTGATTGGACAGATCGGGACTTTCGTCCACTTGCCGTCGCGCTGCACGGGCTTCCAGTTCACCCATCGGGTAGCGAGTCGCATGGCGCTTGGGATGTCGAGCGCCGAGAATGCTGTGGAGATCATGCTCGATCCTCCAGCACCACATCAATCACGCACTGGGTGTCTTTCCACGGCTTGAGTCGCACCTTGATTGCAGCCCCCTTGTCGAGTGACCCGTTCAACTGCTCACAGATGCCTGCGTCAAACACGGGGTAGAACGCACTGGTCTTCTCGCCGTTTTGTATCCACGACAGGCCGAGTCGGCCACGCAGGGCAGGCCCCTTCATCGTGTCCTTGGTCTCGGAGTTCCAGAAGGTGCACAGGCCACGCTGCCAGCCATCGCCACCAAGTGGGCGGTCGTGCTTCACCGTAGGCGCTGCTTGTGCTGGGCGGGTTTCGATGCGGTCATGTTGGCCGCTGCCGATCTCGGCGAGGATCTCGCGCGCGAGGCGTTCAATTTTGAGGATGTCCATTGGTTGTTTCTTCCTTGTAAGTCGTGAAGATCGATGTATCTCGATCATGTGGTACCCCGACGAGACCGACGGCCCAGGCGGGTGCTCTGGGTCGTCGGCTCGACGAGATGGAGTAGGGACAGGTAGAGGCCGCAGCTGATCGACTCGGTAACCCGAGAGCGCCACTGCAGCACGGTTGAGGCGCTCGCAACGCCTGCACGCTCGGCCTCATTCGAGAGCCAGTACCACGAGCGTGAGCGCGTCACCAGAGCGTTGTCAACGTCTCTGCGTGCTCGGTCGTTGTACTTGAGAAGCGTGGAACTGCGGTACGTCATTTGGTGGGTTCATCGGGGCCGTAGCACCCGCACAGGATGAAGATCGTGAAGAAGATCAGGGCCTCGATCATGGCTTCGCCTCCTCGTCAGTCGTCAAGGATTCCTTGACTGGCGCCGGCAGCATGAGCTGCATTGGGATGTAGTGGGAGCGCCAGTAGCTGCGATTGGATTGGATGTCTTCCAGAATCGAGTCTTGGCGCTCGGAGTCTCGGTCGTACTCTGACAGTTCGCGTGGCATGTGTGCTTCCTTCTGCGGCTGTGCCGCAATTGTTTCCTAGCCAGTAGCAGTATCTCACTATAGCAGGATCCCGCTACAGTCAATCTCCTACGATTTGGAAAAAGGCACAATGCGGTTCAGCGCTTCTTGCCGAGCCTTACAGCCTCCACAGGGCTTCGCGGCAATCGACGGCGCGACCTTCGCGATCATGTTGGACACAAAGTCGCCGAGGCCACGTGGGCCTGTCGGCTCAGGTGGCTGCTCTGGTGGCTTGGCCTGCAACGCTAACCACTCTTCGCGACTGATGAACTTATGTGATGGTGACGGCACCGTGTGCTCCTGTCCAAGTGAGGACGTAGATGGTGTACCCAGTGACGCCGACGCCAGACCACGTCGAGTCGCAAGGCGTGAGCACCGTGCACCCGGTCAAAGGGTAAAGCGCTCCGTTGGTCAGTACGCGATAGATCGTGTGGTTCAGGCACCCGTACTGTGCGACATTGTTGAAGTAGTCGCATTGCGTCGGATCACTTAGAAGTTGTCCAAGCGTGTACGCATACGGGTCACAGCTCCAATATATGCCACCACCTTCACCACCACACAGCGAGTCACACGGCGCCCACGGATACGAGGGCTGGACAAGCCCACGCTCGCAATCGTTGTTGAGGTTAAGCGCCGTGAAGAAGCTCAACGGCAGCCAAGTGCGAGACCCTGCACAGGTGGTCGAGTTGACGTAGCAGTAGAAGCTGAAGCATGCTTGCTGCACGCCGACGCAGATATCTTCGCTGTCGCAGTTGGTACCGATGCACTGGTAACAGTTGGTAGTGAACTCCTTGTTTAACCACGCATGCTGATGTGTGTACTTTGCCACGTTAATCGTGAGCACCAGCATCTGCGTGTGACCTGCACCTGGAGCCGTAAAGCATCCAAGCGCAGGCAGACCTAGACCGATCGGGTAGCAATTAATCGTCGCGCTGAACGGCACGTTGAAGGTAAACGTTTCGTCGTAGTCCGCGCACACTGAATACGTGCCGGCGACGTAACACGGTTCGTTGCAATCGTCAAACTCAGCCTGTGCCTGTCCTGCGTGACGCACCGTAACGCTCGCCGTTCCTTGGCCGCAGTAGTAGAACACTGTGGAGCTTACAGGCTTGGTAAGCGTGATTGCAGGCAGAACTACGGTGTAGTTGCCTTGCGGATGTACGCCGACATCGCAGCCTGCGCGTGGCGCAATGTAGTCGCACGTCCATCCTGTCGAGATTGTTAGCGTGCTCATCGCGAGCGTGTTTGGGCACGACGAACTAAGCGAGTAACACAGTCCACCAGGCGGCTCGCTACCTGGCTCGCAGCAACACCCAGGGCCAGACGATGCAGGCGGTATTAGGCTCGTCAAGGCTTCTCCGTCCAATCGTAGTGCACGACAGTCTGACCAATTAAAGACTGCGCATCGACCCACCCAGTCTCGACAAACGTGGTGCCGTTCCAGTGTGCGAGAAGCACGCTGCCTCGACCTTGCAAGATGATCGACGGACTATCGGGTGCGACTACGAATCGCTGCGCGCACGCGCTCAGCGAGAGCGCGACCACCCCCAACGATGTGCACCACGCGAGTGGCCGTAGCCCATCGAATGAGGGAATCGAATAGCGCGCGTGCGAATTCATAAATCATTTGGCTCCAGCTTGCTCGCTTGTCACGCCGTTGTCACGTGCCGCGATTAAGCCGATGCCTGCGATCACGGCGCCGATGACGGCTGTCCAGTCGACGGCAGTGCCATCGCTGAACGCTGTCAGCACGCTTGCCGCTGCAACGAGGATGGCGGCAATACCTGCGAGTGTTGTTTTATAGCTCTTCATGTTTGGTGTCTCGATGTTCGCGGCGAGCGAGCGTAATGCTCATCGCCTGGAGGCTGTTGCGGATGCTGTGAATATTTGCTTCGAGCAAAACCATGCGCGCTTCCATCTGAGTCAGCATGGTCTGAGTTCGCACCAGTGAAGTCACCAGCCAAGTCACGCCGATGATGCATGGAATACCCACCATGGTGCCAAAGCTGATGAGTTCTTGAACTGTCACGCACTAATCCTTATGGCATGCATGCCGGTGATGTTGTCCTCGGTGCCGTTGGTGTAGATGGCCGAGTAGGCGGCAATGGTGGACTTGGCCTTCATTGTGATCACGCTACTCACAGTGAGGACGGCAATGATGCTGCAGTTAAGTCCTGTGCTTGTGCTTGAGACGCTGGTCTTGTGTGCTGTCGTAGTGGTGAGGTACGCAGGCGTCGTGGTGTTGTAGAGGAACATCGTCATCTGCGCACCACCAGCTGACGCACCTTGGAGCAGCGCCGTTTGGCCGCTGATCAGCCAAGTTCCCGCCGGCAGCGTCAAGGTGCCGATGTCGTACACCTGGTTGGCGCTCGTCATCACGGTGTTGGTGGTGGCGAAACTCTGTTGGTACGCGAGACCAGCAAACGCAGGTTGCGTAGCCGAGATCTCCAACACGTTTGCCGGTGCCTGCGTGATGGTGATATCGCTCATGTCGTGACCCTCGCATCAATGGTGTAAGTGCCTTGCATTGGTCTATCAACCACACCACCAGGAGACGTCAGCTGCAGGTCGTACACACCTTCGCCAGCCGTCAGCGCGGCAGTCTGTGTAGCCGTCGCGGTGATCGTAAGGATCGAATCTGTGGCCGCTGCAATTGACAGGTATCCGTTGGCTGTCGACCACGACCACGCAGTTGTAGCAGCGCCAAACTCAGTGCGGCCCTGCATATGCGCCGTGTAGCTCGTGAGATCGCGTGCAATGAACGTAATGGTAAGAACGAACGTGGTGCCTTGCGGCACGAACAGGTTGTAGATAGGGATCATGAAGAACAGACTCCATCGATTGCTTGAACGTTGACGATAAGCCACAGGAGAGCACTGCTCGTATCGCGTCGCGACGGAACGATCCACGCCATGGCACCCGAGTTGATCTTGACCGGCGCAAAGCCTGCAGGGATGTTGGCATTGGCGACGCCGTGTGCGACGTACGCCGTTCCGTAGTTGCCAAGCTCGCTGATGCTGATCGCCAATCCGCCGAGTCCGTTGGTCTTTACGACTGGGCGGTAGTTGGCGTCCACTTGGCATTCCGACCACTCGTAAAGGAACATGTACGGGTTTGATGCAATGGCTGAACTGCTGCCGATCTTGACTAACAAACCCTCTACTGGTGGCGGTACGTAGACTTTCGTGCGCACGCGCTCGATGTCGGCTTCGCCTCGTCCAAGGACACTTCGTTTACCGCGACTCATGACCAGTACCCTTGCTCGACGCGCGTCTGGAGCCGTGCGTTTGCGCCGTAGATCAGATTGAAGTTTGCACCAGAGAGCGGGTTTCGCTTCCAGTCCACGCGCAGGAGATTGCTGCCACTGCGTGCAGGCTTTCCGTCGGCGTCGTACTGCGGAACTTGCTCGTGCCCGTAGTAGCGGTCGTACAGGAACTCAAACGCGACTTCGTAGTACTCCTCCGCAACGTCGCTGAATGAGATCCCTTCGCATGTCAGCGAGTTCGTTGGGAACGACAAGAACGCGGCATTGTTTCGCGTGCCAATGTAGGCAGTGAGTGACGCAGCCAGATTGTCCATCGGGGTAAACGATGCATCCTGCAGGAATCGCACGCGCACAGCGACCTGCGAGACTTGCGTGGAAACGCCCTGATCGGCGCCAGTGATCGTCGTGCCGCCAATGTCTGCCGCTGTTGTGTCGGACGCAGCAGGAGGCTGCGTAGTCCATCCTGTGCGGTACAGCAGGAGCGTGCGCGTGCGCACCGAGTACTCACAGCTCACAGGTAGGACGTACTCGTAGAGCGGCGTGGCGAGGCGTACTTGCACGGGATCGAGGACGTAGCGCGTCGTCCACTTCAGTCGCACGCGCATCGCGAGCCCGCCTGGCATTGTCTCGGCGCTGTACGAACGGAAGCGGCAGGTGTCTTCCCACGTGGAGGTGGTGCCAGAGAACAAGTCGCCGTTGTAGGGAATGATTCCCTCGGTGCGCATCAGTTTAATTCGGTCTGGATTGGCAATGATGTTTGTCGGCGTGAGCATGGTCACAATGCGCTCTTCGTCGATAGATCCCTCGCTCTCAAGCGTTGGTTCCACTGTCACGCGATTGACCACGAAGTAGGAGAAGCTTGTAGTGCTAATCATTGGGTGTTCCTGTTGATGGCGCGCAAGTAGGGGACGTCGCGCGGCCCAATGCTCGTGTAGTTTCCGCTTCGCAGCTGCTCGCGTCGTGTCTCAGCGTCAGCCTGTGCCGCAAAGAATGCCGCTTGGCCCTCGCTTGAGGATGCACCAGAGAACGCTCGAAGTTCTGTAACCTCCGGACTCATGTTTCTGTCAGCGCCCACGGCGCCGTACAGGGCCGAGATAATGCGTGCACCTTCTGTAGCGTCCTTAGCGAACTGTTCCAAACCTGTCTTCTTGCCGCCAGCACCACCAATAAATGCTTGAGTGAGCGATGGGCCTCCAGCCACTTCGCGCGTGCGCATTTCGCTTTTGGCAAGCGCTGCTAACGTCGCGCTTGGAAGTGTGCTGGTCTTCTTTCCAGTCTCGTTAAACATTCGCAGCTGCTCAGCGGAACCCTTAGTAGCTTCCACAAACTCGCCGAGTACTTTGGTTGCAAGAAGCAAAGGCGCAACCATTGCAGCGAGGCCTACGCCCGCAACGCCACCGGCAGTACCAAAGGCGCCGAGTGCACCAACACCTGCGCCAAGTGCACCACCACCAAGGATGCCAAGCGCTGGCGTAGCTGCAGCACGTCCCATGCTTGTCGCAGCCTGTGAGGCTTGCATGCGTTTCTGCGAGGCTTTGATTTGTGCCTCGGCGGATTTCAAACCCACAGCCATCTGCGAGGTGTCGACCTGTCCGACGACTTTCAGCGGAGGTAGTTTGCTCATGTGGCTGCTCGCTTCGCTTTCGTCTGCATTCGCTTGAGGTAGGTGGCAAGTCCGTCAGACACTTCCTGTCGCATTGTGCCTGCGTGTGCTGCGTAGGCGCGACGGATGAAGTGTGTGGCGTAGCGCACAGGGCCAAGCGTCCCACGGACGCCCTTGCGCCAGTTGCGACCCTTGCCAAGATGCTTAGGTGGCAGACCCTTTGCGTATGCACGCCATCCGCCGTCGTAGAAGTGTGCTCGCCACCCAGGCGCAAAGTCGCCGTAGCGACCCTTGGTGATTCCCTTGGAGAGTTTGCCGGTGAGCACGCCAATTCCAGACCACACGGCGCGACGGTACACCTTCACCTTGGCAACAATTGCAGCTTTCGTTTGCGTGGCTTTCTTATAAGCGCCACGTTTCATCGTCTTTTTCACCTTTTGCGCCCATGAGTGGAGCGCAATGCGAATCACTTTCTTGCGGATGTTCGGTTCAAGGTGCTGCAGCGTGGCGGTAAGCGACTTTAGCTCAGCTGGTGCGTAGTGGAACTTGACGCGGATCCCCACGAGTGGCGCTGCTTTGCGGTTGTATCGCTTTGAGCTTCGCGCCAATGCCACTCCAATCAGGGATATCCAGTTCGTGGTTGATGATGGCGACGCTTATGCACGCTAAGTCGGTGATGCTCACAAGTTTCATCGCCACGCGCAGCATCGCGCGCGCAGCGTGTCCTAGTCCCGTCCCTCGCTGTACAGCGCCTCACAGTGTTTGGCGATCACGAGTACAGCAACAGCGTCACACTTGAAGACATCTTCAAGCGTGGCGTACACCGGCAGTCCGTTCTCAATGAGGTGCCGCCAGACAAACCACGCTTGCAGGGTCTCAGGCTTCTTGTTGCCCACGTCCATCGCTTCAATGAGATCGAGTGCCGATGGACGTCGCAGCGTGAAGCGTGTGCCGAGAGCCTCGACTTCAACAGCCTGGAGCGTGAGGATGTCGCGAATCGACTTCATGCGATTGTGACGGCGCCGGTGATCTGGAAGCTGCACACTGCACGGATGACATCGCCAGAGCTACCTGTAATTTCAAAGCTTGTGAGAAAAGCTGTGGCTGTGTACGTTTGAGAGGTTGCTGATGTAATGATTAACGACGCACTCGTTCCTGATGCAACGTAAGCCTCGGTAGCACTGTGACCAGTTGCGCTTTGGTCGTAAAAGATTTCGCAGGTTGCCGTGGCTGTGGTGTTGCCGGCAATAAATTGCCTGGAAACTGTTCCGATTTCCGAAACATCAATGACTTCGCGCTGATTCGAGAATTGGAAAGAGGAACACGCAGCAAGCACAATACTGCCGAACGTGACGCTTGAGCCTGAGGTAGAAAGAGCCATGAGATCACTCCGTGTAGAAGATGGTGTAACTGTTGGTGTGCTCTGCCGGCTGTGCTTCGTCGCCATCGCCTACGACGGCGTCGTCGAGTTGTCGGCCAATTTCCACGACAGCCGAGAACACAATGCTGCTGTACGTTCCAGCCTTGCATGCGGAGCGGATCTGCTCGCTGATTGCAATTGCGTCAAGCGACTGCACTGCAATCGCGCGCACGTTGACAACAGCACGACGGTCTGGCGTTGCGCCAATTGTCGTTAGTTCCGTGGTCTCGCAGTCGTAGGTGATTGCTGGCAGTGCTGAGTCCTGCAATCGGTATCCCAACGTAATGCGCGCGTCAGGCACCAACGAGATCGTGGAGCCTGCGGTCAGCATGGAACGCACTGCAGATTCGAAACTCATTCGACCTCCACCACGTTGATGATGGCGACACGGTCGGCCTCGTTGAGATTCTGCACGCCAGTGATGCGAAGCGTGTGGCCTCGCACGTTAAGTCGGTCGAGCGTTGTGCAGCCCGATGCAACCCATGCCTGCCATCGCGCACGCAGCTCGTAGGTTTGAAGCACTGCAACGCCGTCTGCGTATTGCGACTCAGCAGCAGACTCGCTGCGCATGTCCACGCGGAACTGCGACGCAGCTACAAACGTGTCATCGCGTAGGCCGAGTGCGTCCTGCGAAGCGCTAGCCGTGTAGACCGTCGCGAGATACTTAAGTCTTCCCGCGCTAATCATCTAAAGCTCGCAGTGGTCGAGACCGAGCGGAGAATGTACTCAAGGCCAAGCGGAACAGTGCTGAGGCTGATCGGCTGGGCAGCTTCTGGATTGTTGTACCAGTGGCCCACGAGGCTGATGACCGCGTGCGTAATCTCGTTGGGCAAGTTGGCGTAGCCGGCGGTGTAGGTGACGATGACGGCTGTGCCGACATCAAAGCCAGGCATGTCGCGGAATCGAAGCTTCGGCAGTGCATCGCTCAAGTCCACCCAGTAGCTCGACGTCGGCAGCGTCGTGATGACGGCGCCGGTGGTGTACTTGACGTTTGTGACGCTGACCCACGGTGCAAGCGGGAACACGGTGTCACGCCACTGCGTGAGGTAGAGCGTGTAGCTCTCGACTTCCAGAGCTAGCTGCGTGTTGCGACTGATCAAAGACATCGCAGCCTCGCGCAAGCGCGTGAGGTCTCGGTCGTCGTCGTCGTAGTCCACCTTGAGAGCGGACTTAATTGTGGCGAGTGGGATGGTCATTCGAAAGGGGCTGACGTCGTTCCCGACGTCAGCCCCCGGCTGGGGGAAGAAAGGCTTAGCAAGTGATCATGGCAAACGCGTTGCCAAGCATCAGCTTAGAGTCGGTGCGGGTGTACATGTACATGGTGGTGGAGTGAGTCGACGCAGCAGAGTAAGGATCAATCATCGAGGTCATGCCAGTGCGGTCGAAAATCTCAAAGTAGTTGAAATCGCCGACAACAGCAAAGACAAGATCTGCCGTAGTTGCCGTGGGGACATACTGTCCAACGCGGTAAGGCACGCCGTAGATGGTGCCTGGTGCACCGTTCGTAATGCCACCTTCGTTGCCAACCTTCCAGACGTAGTCTGTGGTGTTAACTTTAATCTTGCGAATAGTCTTCAGCAGTGTGTCCGAAATCAGCCACGAGAAACGAGGGCTGTTGCGGTACTGAGGTGCCACAAGGTGCACGGTGTCAATGAGGTTGTCGCCGGTCACTGTGGTAACAGCGTTGCTGGAGAGGTCGGTCACTTGCGAGATTGCCGCGATCGTTGTGCGTGAAGCGGAACCTGCAATGCCTTGCGGTTGGCTTGAGTTTGTGCCGACCGTAAAAGCTTCTTCTTGCTTGAGACCAATAGACAGACCCATTTTGTCGGCAACGTATGCAAGGCCCGAGCCGATGCCACCGGTGCCGATGGCGTCCTCAATGAACTCCTGCGACATAGTCGTAGCAGTGACGTACTTGTACGGAGTCACAGAGATCTGAGTGTTGAAGCTTGGATCTGCAGGCGTAATTGTCCCAGATTCGGCAACGAGGCTCGTGGTTGGCAACGCGTTCTCGACTGAGATTGTTCGCTTGCTGTCGATCGTGTGAACGGGACACATGCCACGGAGTACGTTTGCCTGTTGCAAACGGTTTACAATTCGGCGCTCAAGATCAGTCGGGATTGCAGCGCCAGATGTTCCCGTAGTGAGGGCACGCATTTCGGCGGCATCGCCGCGCACAATGGCGTTGAGCCAACGAGCTGCGTACGCCTCGCTGCCACGGTCGTTTGGATCGCCGCCACGAATGCTCGACGGTGTCGCCGATTGGAACATCGGCTGCGATTCAAGTTTCGCGATGCGCGCGCGAAGTGCCGCGCTCTCGGCGCGCGCTTCGATCACGGACAGATCGGCGTCCATGTGTGCGATCTTCTCGCGTTCTTCGCCCGAGCCGCGCGCTTCCACTTGCTGGGGAAGGTGACCAGTGCGAGATTCGAAAGCATCCAGTGCCTTGCGGTACTGGTGCACGGTGTTTTGCAGTTCGTTCAAGTTGTCCATTTGTTCATCCTGTGAAAGTGGAGTGCGATCCGCAACGATGCGAGATCGAGTGAGGCCTCGGAAACACTCCGCAGGCTTGAAGCAGTTTGGGGGTATGCGGCGTCCTGCACGATGGAGATCTCCATCAGCTTCGCCGCTTTAATCGTGCGCTGAGTTTTCGATGTGTCCCACGACTCGTCGGTGACGTGAAAGCCAAAGGACATTTCGCCGGTGAGGTCTCCACGAGTGAGGAGCGTGTGGACATCGTTGCCCAGAGTTGTCTCTGGGAGGGAGGCGCTGAAGTGGAGTCCTGACGAGTCCGAGCGAAGCGCGAGCGTGTTGCTTTTCGTGCGAGCAAGCAAATTGCGCGGATCGTGGTTGTACAGCAGCTTGACATCTTGGCCAGAAGCGATTGAAGCATCGAAAGCTCCTGGCATGATCTTCTCGCGAAACTGTCGACCACGCTCAAAGATGTCACGGGACTCGGCGCCGTACACGACGCTGTAGCCTGCGAGTGTTCGACCGTCGAGCTTCTGCTCGACAGAAGTAAAATCACGGCGTGAAATCATTGGCGCTCCCTCCAGATGTATCGTCGCCGAGGTTAGTTTGGCCGCCGCCGGTGCCCATGTTCATCGCAACAATTGGTGCATCAAGGCCTGCGAGTGGCTTGAGATCGAGTCGTGCGCGCGCTTCGTTGCGAGTGAGGAACCCAGCTTCAACTGCGGTGCGCAATGAAGCCATAGTTTCAGCGAGGCCTGGACGCACGAGCTGGTCGACATCGAAGGACATTGACGCAAATGGTGCGGTCTTCGCTATCCATTCGGCCTTCCACGCAGCCATCCAAGTCGAGAGACAAGCATCGACGTACATACGCGACAGCCATTCCATCGAGCCGTACGAAGCGCCAACGTCTTCGCTGAGATAACTGGATGGCACGCCGTAAAGTCGTGAGACGTCCCCGATGCTGTACTTTCGTGCAGCTTCCAGTCCTGCGTCTTCGAGCGTCGAGCTGATGCGCTCGATGCGCATGCCATCGGCGAGAATGATCGGCTCGCCAGCGTTGTTGGATCCTGCGTGACGCTTGCGATATTCTTCGCTGATGCGTTGCCGAGCCTCAGCGTTGGCTTGGCCTGGGTGAATCAGCGCGAGGCGCGGAGCGCCACCGTTGCGGAAGTTCTGCAGCGCGGTCTGCTCTTGTGCCGCCAATGTGGTTACAGCCGTCGAGCACAGTTGAATTGGCGACTCGCCCCACATGCCCGAATAGCCAGGAGCACGAAGGTGGAACATGTTCTCAAGCGCGACGTTGCCGTACTGTCTCGTCCTGTAAAACGGAACGGCAGTGCTGACATCGAGCGTCACGCTGTCCGGCTCGATTGGAATTAATTCGATTAGTTCGCCGCCGAGTGTGCGGTTGATGATTGCAAACGAATTGCCCCAGAGCAAAGCCTGCAGAGTAGTCGCGCGTCGAAACTCGAACGCAGACATATATCGACTAGGGGAATCCCACAGTGACTGCGATCCTGTCTCTGAAACTGTGCACGACAAACGCGCAATATCTCCGCTGATTAGCGTGACTGCACGGTACAACGGCGTGTAGCGAAGTGCCGACATCGGCGACACACTTGGGATGTCGAGTGTGTCCGATGGCAAAAACGACGCACTCCAAGGTGCGACGAAAGGCCCATAGAAGAATCGCTTGAGCAGATTCTGAATCACGCGAGAGATTCTCGCGAGTGTGCAAACTGCTAACGCATCTAAACGCCAATTTAGTTTTTAATCGTAACTCGTCGCGCGCTTGCCGCCCCATGTGTGCACGGCAATGATCGACGCCACAAGCGGATCGATGATCACGAACATCGACGCCTTGACGGGTCGTATGTTCCCGTTGCGGTCGACTTGCGTCATCGCCGACGCACACGCGCGGCGCAGAATTGGATCGTCGCCGATCACGAGCTGTCCGCCGGCCCACAGGTTTTGAAACAGTTGGCAGCCTGGGCCGAACGTCGAGATGCCCATGCGATACGCCGTCATCGGGACGCCGTCGCTGGCGAGCTGCTCGACCAAGTACTTGCTTCCCCATGCGTCGTAGCCGACACATCGAACGTCGTACTCGACCATCATTTGATTGATGCGAGTACGCACGCTCTCGTAGTCCACCTCGCGGCCAGGTGTGAGCGTGATCCGGCGCTCCGCTGCCCACGCTCGCACGGGTAGCCGGTAGTCAAGCTCACGCTGTCGGACATCCTCGGCAGGCCACCAGTAGTTTCCACGGATTGCCACGCGACCATCGTCCAAAGGGATCGCGACCATGAGCGCTGTCATGTCGAGTGACTTGGACAAGTCGAGACCGAGGTACGCAGGCCGTCCGCGCAGTGATGCCCAATCAATCTCGGCAGTCGGCCACAGTTGCATGTCGAGCCAGCCGCCGGTGTTCTCATCGAGTCGTGCGCAGTGGTATCGAGCGAACTCCCCACGCCCCATCGCGCTTGTTTTCATGCGCGTCCACGAGCGCTTGATCGCCTTGACGTCGGGCTGTCCGTGCTCCATGCCTGGGTTGGCCTTAGGCCACACGCTCTCATCGTCGATCTGGTCTGCAGGATCGAGGCCAAACAACAGCGGCATGATGGTGTCGTCGACAATCTCGCCCTTGAGAATCGCCTCGGCCTGCAGCACGAGCTCGCCGTAAATGGTCTCGGGGTTCGTGCCTGGAGTGGTGATGATGAGGCCGAGACTTTCACGACGCTTGGCTCCGGTCGTCAGAAGCTTGGTCAAGAATC